GTTCGTCAAGGAAAAGAATGCTATCATCTTCCATATCAGTCGGGAATTCCATTGGAGGAGCCCAAGACATGGAATTACTGTTGGAGTTGTAATAAGGAATACCCTTGATATCAGTAGGTTCCCACAATGATAGGCGAACGTCAATAACATTACGTTTTTGTTCTTCACCAATCTGTTTCACAACGTCACTTTTTCCAATACCAGGAGGTCCCCACATGAATACTGGACGGTTTTTCTTCATACATTTGGTAATAGCAGTCTTTGCTTCGTTAGGCCCAACAGTACGGGATGCGACAATTTTCTCAGCCATAAATAACTCTCTTTCTGTGATTATGTTTAAGGGTTTGTTGTGTATCAACGGTGTCCATTGTAGCACCGTCATAATTTACTGTCAAGAATCTTGGCTTTATTATGAGTAAATTTTTCTAAATCGCAATCATATAAAATTAATTCGATTGCTGTACGTTCATCAAAAACGTATATCCAATTTCTGGTTAAATAAAATGGAGAATTGATAAAATTATCTAGACGAACAATTAAACGATTATTACAAACAATCGTTTTTGATAATTTTATCTTGTAGATTTTTATATTGGCTTTTGAAAATGCTTCAAAGCCCTGCTCAGTTAATCCCAATCCACCAGAATTTTTATCTAAAATATTTCTCCACCAATGGATTAAATATTTTTTTAAATTCTTTTCATCGGATGGGAGAGCAAGTTCATCAAGGATGAATTTTGTTAAATTTATTTTGTTCATCGCAAATATTTATTTTTATGCGATATTGAAAAATAAATTATTCGTTTACTTTTTCACCTTTTGTTAGTTTGTATACTGAAAAATCTTTACAAGCATATTGTTTATTAAGCTTTTCGGCTAAATTAAACGCATGACCAGCATTAGAGAAAGAAATTTTTTTATATTTAGGACTTATTTTATTTGTTAAATAATTCGAAACCTTAATATTTATTGGTTTATCTTTATAAAATACTGCCCATATAGCTTCCGCTTCTAGTATTTCTTCAATTTTATACGTTTTTTTATTAGTAATTTCTAATAATACTTTAGGTTTTGGACGACTCACATTTAGCTCCTAATTAACTACTAGTATTTATTAAAATTTACCTCCATTGAAGTTTACTGTTATATTATCTTTAGTATTATCTGTAATTTTTTTATCTAAATCACCTGCCAACCTAGTCATGACGACTGATAAACTATTTTGAAGATCTGAAACTTCTTTTATAGAAAGAACTAAGTTTTTCTGATTTGATTTTAATGCTACTCTTGCTTTGTCTAAGAAATCTTCAATTGGTATTGTGTTCAAGTTTTTCATTTTTTAAAAGTTCAACAAGTTTTATTTTTAATTCTTCCTCTGTTTTGAATGGTCCATGAAAAGAATTTCTGTCTATAGTTATAAGTTTAGGACAAAAATTTTTAACCCATCCTTTTTTTAATTTTATTAAATAATAACCAGCACAATAGTAGCTTTGACTTTTATTACGTTTTAAAAATAATGGAAGTTTTTTCTTTAAATTAAAAACGGGTTCAAACGGTTTTGTTTTACATGGATAGTCATAAATTTTATAACTTTCTTTATTTGAATTTATTTTTACTACTGGATGTGTTTTATTAAATTCTATTCCTATATTTTTTTCAAAATCTGAAATATTATTTATTTCAATTTTTTTACCACGTTTTAGAAAAAAAAATTTATTTTGTTCTCTAATAATAGAACCTATTTTATTTTTATTATTTGTCAATAGCCATTCTTTGTTTTTAACAAGTGATTTTGTTTCTATATTCATATTCATTTTTTATAAGTCATTGTTAATGGTTCAGCATATGAGGTTATTTGTTCGGAAATTTTATTAAGTTCAAATTCTGAACAAAACTTCATAAGTCTAACTCCCACTTGAGAAATTGTTTTTGGATTTTCCATGTGATTTTTTATTGTATTATTGATTTTTTCTTTAATATGATCTGGTTGGGCTTTAAGATCAATCAAGGTAACATTTCTGTTATAATCATCAATAACTCTGTGTTCTATTTTATCATGGTCAATCCATCTTTGGAGCATTAGATTATTCCAATTGTAACCTTTTGTTTTTCTATCTTGAAATGCTTCGATAAGTCCAACTCTATTTTTAGATCCTTTTTCTCTAACACCAGGATAAGCAGAAAAAATATTATCGCTGGAATCTCCACGAATACATTTTTCAAAAAGAATCCATTCAGGATTGGGGGCAGATTTTTCTTTTTTAGTTTTGGAGTCCATAACCATTTTACCTTTACTATCGAAAAATCCATTGATAGTAGTAGTTATTTCAGTAACTCCATTATACTGTTTTACATTTGGCGCAATTAATTGTGCGAAATCACTATCAGTTGAATTGATTATATGATTATCATTGGGGTGATGTTGAATCCACCCTGAAATCAAATCATCCGCCTCTAATTCAGGATCATGTAAAACTGTACAGTTTGTTTTTTCTTTGAGAAAATTTTGAAAATTTTGAAAAGTTTCCCACAAAATTTTATTTTCTTCAAGTTCAGCAGGGGAAAGTTTTTCTTCTACTTCTTTACGATTTCTTTTATATGGAGCATAAAAATCTTTACGCCAACTTCTTCCTTCAAGACAGACTACTGTATGTGTTGCGTTAAAATCTTTCCAGGATTTTCTGATAGAACTCAAAACAATATGTAGAGACATTCCAGTTTTTTCTTCAATAGAACCTCTTACAACATGCATGCTTCTAAAAAAAACGTTAGCAAGATCAACTAAAAGATAAGTTTCCATATTTAAATATCTGAAAGAGTTTTGTTTACTGATCCACTACCACGGTTTTCCATGTCAACACCTATTTCTGAACCAATATTTTTACATAATTCAGAAAACCACATGTCAACAATTTCTTCTTCGGTATTACCTTTATAACCAGCTTTTCTCAATTCTAGAATAAAATACTCATTCCAGTCAAGTTCAAAGAACCCATTTTTGATGTTTTCTTTGTTTATATGCGTACCTGAGACATTAATCCAAGGTTCTTTCGCTAACGTAGCTTTTTCTTTAGGACTAATGTTTTTTTTATCGAAAAACTTTTTAAAAAATTTGTTTAACATATTATGTTGATAATTTAAATTGAGGATATTTTTCTTTTTTTGGAACAATTTGATTTATAAATTCGATTATACTATTTTTTGCTTTATCTTTGTTATAAAAATATTTTAGATAGCTTAGATATTCATAATCATATGCTGTCCAAATATCAATATTTTTTATTTTTTCTTGAATTTTATCTAAAAATTCCAAATGATCTTGGAATTTTATAGTTGTAAAAAGTGGCTCTTTAAAATATTCTGAACCAGCATATCCATCAAATCCAATGACTTTACAACCACAAAAAGCTGCTTCTAACGGGGGCAAACCAAATCCTTCTGGACCACCAAATGAAAAAAACAACTTTGATTTTCTAAAAATTGCTGCGGTTTCTTCTTTTGGTAGTTTATCAATTTTTATTAAATTCCATTCAGGATAGTTTCCTCTAAAATAGACATCTATAAATCTTGAAAATTGTTGGTTTTTAAATGAAAGATAACATGCTGTATTATCTTTATTTTCAGGATAATATAGTTTTTCGTCAATTCCTATTCTATAGGTATAGATTTTATCTTTTGGTATTTTGAATAATTTTTCTATTCCTATAGCAGTATGATAGGAGTTAACTAGTATACCTAATGCTTTTTCATATGTTTTTTTGTGAATATTGTATGGATTATATGAATAGAAGCTGGCATAAATTCCTTGATTAAAAATTACATATGGTATATTTTTTTCTAACAAGAGATCATGAGCCACCCAAACGAATTCTTCAGCAACAATAACAATATCATCAGAATTTAATTCTTCAAGTTTTAGAAGTTTAAATTCTGGTGGAATAATGTTTATTATAGATTGTTGTTCTTCTTCCCAATAAACATAGACATAAACTTCATGTCCTGCTTCGTGAAGATCTTTCATTTGGGTTATCATTACGTGAGTCCCTCCAGAGGAGGGATTGTAATGACCCATTAAATTAAATACTATTCTCATGCCTCAGTTTTTGATACTACTTTTTGTTTTTCAAATTTTTTATACTGTTCTGATTTATAAAGATCACGTTCATCAAATTTCAACATATTTTCTCTACAATAATTTTTGTACGCATCAAGATCATCAAAAATTCGAGAAACTTCTGGCTTCATACGAAAATGTTTTTCGATATGCTTTGAATGAGACATATTTATTCCTTTATGGTTAGGTTGTTAATGAGCTTCCATTGTAACAAAGCTCTTTTTATTTGTCAAGACTTAGCAGGCAAAATATAGTTGTATTCTACCAAACCACTGTTTACAGCAATCATTAAAGCACCATTGTCCGAAATTTTTAAAATTTTATCACCAGGAAGGTTCAAAATTTGGATTACTTTTGTTATAGGCCATAACCAAGAATTTTTTAATTTTGCTTTAACATTGGCTTCAAATATAAAATTACCTGAATGTGTGCCATTCGTACCAAAATTAAAATATAAATTATTATTTTTTGTTACAACCTCAAAAAAATCTTCTTCTGAGTTTGCTTGACTTTGAAATTTTAATTTTTGAATACTAGAAAGACTAGGAACGAGACTGATTTCCCATTTAAAATTTTGAAGTCTTACACTTTTTAATTTTTCATTTATTATTTCTGTGTTCATCAATCTATAATCGTTTGTGAAATCTCCAGAATTATTTTCAAAATGAATAGTTGTTGGTAATTTAATTCCATTTCTTTCTTGAATTATAATTTCTATTTTTGCGTTTTCTTTATATTCTGGACATTTTAGTAAAAAATTTAATTTTTCTAAATTTGACATTCCAAAAATGCCAAGAAATTCCGGTATAACTTTATTGGTTTTACCAGTGAGAACTACACTTCGATCTTCTGCCATCGATTCTATTATTGTTTCATTAGTTGAACCAGTAATTTTAATGTTTGGTAAAAATCCTAATGAATGAGTGTGTGATACTATATCTATTAAAATGTCTTTCATTATTTCCTCATACAAATTCAAATATATTATTAAAAACGTTTTTATTCTGGGTTTCTTTAATAGGCCAGTTCAATATACCAATCAAATTTTCTAATTTCTTATCAAATATAGAAGACTCCATTTCATCATGATCAAACGGAAGATTTTTAAACCATTCAGGTAATCTAAGCTGATCTATAGGGTAAGCTACGGATGTATAATCTAATGGATTATTTTTTATTTTACAAACAATTATTTTAGATCCATCTGTAATATTTAGAGAGTGTTTATCATTGTTTAATCTTTTTAATGTATTCCAGTTAATTGAGGCACGGACATGTCCTGGTAAATCAGCTTTTCCTAGAGATTCTTCCTTGAGAAAATATGAGGTCATATTATTAACTCTTCTAGGAGTTCCCTTTTCCCATCCAGGTCTATTTCTAAATTCAGTTCTGAAATTTTTAATCATGTCAATAACAACTTCTTGACTTGAACTGAGCAATACTTGTTCTAATATGTCACTAAGAAAATCCTGTATGTATTCTGGAGTGTCACTGCGTTTTAAATCTAACCCCATTGCTTTTATTTTTCCAGGTTTATCGTCAATGTCATAACGTTTTCCATCCTTGTCATAATAAATAACAGCATAACGTTTTTTAGTAATGAATAAACCTTTGATTGCTATCAATTCTCTACCTGCTTTGATAACTTCTCCTCGACTTGCTGGACAATGAAAAGCATCTAACATAAAATTAGGAAATGTAGAATTAACTTCTTTCGCAATTGTATCATAAATTTGTATTACTGAGTCTTTGTTCCACTTAATTTTATTATTATCTATATCAGTTTTTAATGTCGAGTACGCTGAAAAATAACAGCTATCCGTATCAGAGTATATGACTGATTTTCCAGTATGATCATAATCTCCGGTAATAATTTCGTTTATCTTTGAGTTCATATGTTTTACAATTTGACGCCCGGATAATGTTGTTGATTGACCTATTCTTTTATCAAAGAACCTACATCCAGCATTAAGAATAGCACCATAAAGAGAATTAAGATTAATTTTTTTAACTAATTGTCTTTTATCCCAGTATTCTTCATCTTTACTATTTCCAGAATCTTTTGCTTCTTTAAGTTTGGCTTGTAGTTCTTTACGTTCATTATACCATTTTTTTAATAGTCCAGGAATAACACCCTCTGTTTCATATGTAAATATTGTTCCGTTTGCTGATAGTATCCACGGTTTATTACTCTCAAAAACTAATTTATATATTTCTGCTCCAGACATTAGTGATGTTTCACCGTTCTCCCAATCTACAATTATTTCGTTAACAATGTCTTTCTTCATTACAAATTCATATTCATTACTACCAAATTTACCATCCCATGCTACAGCATAACTGGTGGAAGCAGTTTCCTTGGCCATTCTCTGCTCTATTTCATTTGTCGTATAATCTTGACGCAATTGACCAACAATTGTTTCTGGACCCATATTTAATGCTCTAATTACACTCGGATAAAGACTGTTTATATCAACTAATCCTATCCAATCATGAAGTCCTTTTTTTGGAGTAGCAACATAGGCACCAACTGCTTGGGTATCATCACTGTTATTTTTTGATCTACTAGGTACTATTAAACCTCTATAATGCGCTTCATTAATAATTGCTTGTTCAGTCACTGCTACTGCTCCTAGAACAGTTTGTAATAGAACAGTGTTTTCATGTGCGATTGAATTTGCTAAATCAATAAATTTTAGTTTTCTATCTAACTTATTTAACAGAGAAACGTCTTGTCTGTTATATTCAATAAATTTTTTGAAATCATTGTTATATAACTGATCTAGGGTTCCTTCATAAGGAGTTTTTCTTTCTTTTAATTCATGATACGAGATAGAATCTAAACTAAAACTTTGATGTTCTTCATAGGTGTATTTTCTATAAAGAATTAAACTATCTAAATGTACCCGCCCAACAAAATCGTATGTTGTTGATGTTTTTCCATATTTTTCAAATTCTCTTTTTTTAGGAAATTCATTCCATAAACAAAATCTTCTTGTGTCTTCTTTTGATAATACTCGCGTTACTCTGTTTACAGTAAAGGGTATATCAAATCCTTCACTATTCCAACCACTTATAATATCAGCGTCCTGAATTAAATCAAGAAAAGTATCAAGAAGTTCTGCTTCAGTTTCAAAAATAAAAGTATTTGGAAAATCTTTAACTAAATCTTTTGCTTGATCTATAGTTAGTGTTTTTGGTGGTACTGCTAAAGTAACAAGACATTCCATCCACTGTAGATACAGTGAAATAGAAGTTATAGGCATAAAAGGATCATCTGGACTAGCATATCCTCTTTCAGGATCGAAATCAACCTCAATGTCAAAAAAACATATATTTAAAGGTGGTGGTTCTTTACCTAGATAATTTTCTTCAAAGCAACGAAATATTGGATTTATATCACTTTCATACAATTTAAAATTACTATAAATTCTTTGTTCTTTTTGAAAATCTTTATATGTTTTTGCTGTTATTTTGTTTAATTTTTCTCCAAATATAGAATTATATTTTCCACGTTCATCTGGATAATAAAAAAGATATTTTGCTTGATGTGTAGTAAAAATTCTTCCCTTAACCGGATCTCTTTCAACAACATTTATTATGTCTTTTTTTCTATCCCATATAGCATCAATATAGCTCATTAATTAACCTTTTTAGCAATCTTCATTGGTGATACCAGTTACATAACTTTCTTCATTAATGATGAATCTTCTTAGAATTTCATCATTGGCTGTAGTATGACCAGCAATAAGAACATAATGTAATTCTACAGGTAATCTATTTCTATAAAAACCAAAAGTTTTTTTATAGCATTGAATATTAAATCTAGATATGTCACGTAATGTAAAATTACTTTTATGCATTTCATAGTGGCTTTCAAATTCACTATCTTGTGGTAAATTTGTGGGCCATATAACAATTAAATGTTTACATTTATATGCTAAAGCATCAATTACATCTATAGCTTCGCTCAGGAATAAATGTTCTAAAACATCCCCCATTATACATAAATCGTACCTATGAATTCTATCAGTTTTTACAAATTCTATAATATCTTTTTGAAATACATTTCTGTATTTTGATGTTAAATTATATTCGAGAATATAATCTGCTGTCGATTCAACAGCATCACAGATAATAGAGCCGTTTATAGAACGTATCAAGTCGCTATACTTTCCCATTCCAGGACCAACATCTAAAACTGTTTTTGGATCAATAGCTGTAATATGATTTATGACTTCTTTATTAAACGCTGAAATAGAAGTTGGCATATATTAAACATCTTTTCTAATATTGGCGTGACCACTTATATCAACGATAGTTTCAAGATCATCAAATTCACGAAATACTTGATCCCACTTGTCTTTTTGAGCAATTTTAATTGCTTTACGAATTACACTAGGTTTTACTTCTAATTCTTCAGCAACGGCTTTGATAGTTTCGTTTAGACCTTCGGTGAGATCTTGTATCTCAGTCATTACTGTAACACCTTCAGAAACTATTTGTTTTATTTTTGCTTGTTCATTTGGGCCATATGCTTTACTCATAATATCTCCTTTAAACCTTAATTATAATACATTAAGAGGAGTATTTCAAGAGTTATTCGTATGTTACAGTATCAGTATCACCTAATGCCCATTTTGGATTTGTTTCTACTACGTATTTTTTAGTACAAACTTTAAAATCGGGAAATTTCAATTCTTTTGGATTGCTCGCGGCATCCAAAAATATACAACGATTATTTGGCTGAGCAGCATATTGACCATTTTCTAATTGGATAAAATTAAAAGATTTGTGATCTTCTGGCCATTCACTATAACTTGTATCTATAATATTGTGATCAGGGCTAGCATTGTCTACCGTAAATAAATAGTCTCCACTATAAAAATTTTTATTTTTAGCATAAAATTTACAACTTAAATTTCTTAAGAAACTTTTTTGTAATACGGCAATATTATAACTAAAACAATCCCATATTTGTAATGTATCTAACGGTAAAAAATTTTTCGTATCTAAATTTTCAATTCTACTCACGTAAGCATGTAACGGTAATTTATCATAAAGAGCACCGTAGTTTGGTAGATAAGATTCAATTCTAAACGCTTGTCCTCTAATACTTTTTATAGAAACCCAAATACATGGTTCATATTCTCCTTGACCTTTTTGAAAATCATAAAGAAATTCTTTACGGATATGACAATGTATTGGTGGTAAATTTGCTATCAAAAAACTCATAGTTATTCCTTAGACTTACTCCCCCAATTTTTAGAACCTTTCTTTCTACATTTAACTAAAGCACCGCTAGCGTAGGCACTTGGCCAAACTTTATAACGACTTTTTACTTTATAGTAGCAAGCATCTTTCTTTTCCATCATCATTGTTTCTTCAAACATTGGTCCACCGCAGTGTGGACATTTTGTAGATTCTTCTACACTTTCATTTGATTTCTTTTTAGTGGCAACATTTATTGCTTTACCTTTACGTTCTGGATTTGGATCTTCTCTACGTTTTCTTGACGCAGCACTTGCTCTACCTTTTTTTCCTAAAGCCTGTGCTTTACTTTGTGGCAAACACTTTGGTTTACCTTCACTTTCTGATCCTCTAGCACATTGGCCACGAATTTCCCCGTCAGGACCAAACCTTACCCATTTTTCTTTAAACCATTTTTTAAGATCTTCGTCTAGAGATTCTTCAAATTTTTTTTTCAATGATTCGGTTATTTCTATTTCTGAATCTTGATCACCTTTTAAACTTCTCACAACACTTGTTAAAAAATCTGCTGCTTTAGTTATTTTACTTTGTTGCCAAGCTTCTAAACCTTCGCTTTCACCAATATCTTCAATTATTTCTAATATTTCATTAGCATCTTCAATTATGCTTTTTAATTCACTACTAGCCATACTAATTTCATGGTCTGGTTCATCAATGTTTTCTTCTAACATTTTAAATGTAAAATAATGTTTAAAACCCTTTATTGATAGTATTTCAGCAATGGTTGTATCTTTCTCCATTCTATTTTTTAATTCGTTATATGTTTTTCGGGAAATTATTAATTTATTTCCTGATAATATTGTATCTCTATCTAATTCTCCACCACTGTATAATGGTTTTATATAATTTAATCCTGGTTCTTTTAAAGTTAATTCAACTTTATCTTCAGAATCAGGGTTAAACTTTCTTGATGTTAAATCTTTATCTATTCTTTCTCTTTTTCCAGTTTCAGGATCAAAAACAAATTTTTTGGATCTAGTACCATTATCTATTTCATCAGGTACAGTATATATTTCTACATCTTCCATTTCTTGAGTGTGATCTATCAAATTTCTTAATGGTCCTGATAAAGATTTTGGTATCAAAAAATAAATTTTTTCAATATTTTTTATTCCATTTTTTGCTATTTTTTGATTTATTTCTTCTAATGTATAATCAATATCATTTTCGTCTATAGAAAATGGTTCTATTTCAATATCTCTTTCATCAAAATTTTCATAAGAATCACTAAATCCCCCATAAGCTACTAAAGTAGATTGTTCATCAGGTAATTCTTCTGTTGTGAATTTTATAAAAAATTTTTGTTTTTCTTCTTCTTCAAAAACTTTTTTATTATCCTTTTCGGATTTTCTATTTGATCTCACATGTTTTTGTGTTCCTCTACCAGGAGTAGCCCCCATACCAACGGGATTTCTTGGTGATTTTTTGGGAACAGTTACAGATTTTTTTAATTCCTCTAGCCTTTTTTGAAGAGTTCCTAACGTATTTGGAACGCTAGCTATCGCTCCAGCACTTGTTCCACCTGCGGAAGCATCTTCTAAAATATAACGTGTTTCTGATTTTCCAGATATTTTTTTAAATTCTTTATTCATTTTTTCTTCATCCAATTTGAAACGGGACTAGTAGTGTTTATACTATTAAGTTCATCACTATCTAAATCACCATGATTTATATCTTTCCAATTAGCTCCTACAGCTTTATATGCTTGCTTTAACATTTCCTGTTCTTCTTCAGTGTATGGAAATGCTACTTTTTTCTTACCAAACCAACT